TCCATCAACTCGTCGTCTTCTTCCCAGTTGCGATAGACGGACAACACCTTTTGTGTGCTCTTGTCTACCGAGATGACGTATGGTGCTGGGCCGTCTGTGTCGTCTTCTACATCATAAAAGACAGCAATCTCAAGAATTGTACGCAAACCATCTGTGTTGTATGCATCAGACTTGCGGCCTTCAATTTTATCGTTGGCTGCTTCTGACTTGGATACTTCAGGTGTATGCGGCTCAGGTGTTAGCTCAACATCGCGATACATGCCTGTCTTTACGCGCTGGCCGTATTCCAACTTTGTAATGTATTGCACATGCGTCTTGCGTTCGGCAGTGTAGAAGTTTGTAGCTGCAAACGGCAACAGAATGTCGTCGGACGAAACAAATATAGGAGAAGGCCGCTTACGGCGCTGGTCCCATGTCAGCTTAATGTACTGCACGCCTGATAGCGGCATTTGCGTAGACATTTGCTCAAGCTCTGCTCTAAACTCAGGCATCTGTTTGGTCATTTGCCAATTAAGGAATTTAGTAATGCGCTCTGACTTTTGATACTTGTCTTTTGTCACGCTGCCAATGATGTCTTGGCGAGCTGGGCCGGTAGGTGGAAAGATCTCTTTCATCACACGAGCTGAAAAGTCAACGCATGCTTCTGTCAGCATGGGGTGTACAACTTTTGATGCACCTGTGAAAGCCGCACCACCGGGTGCATCATCACCTAAGCCTGTGCGCTTAATGCCTTCTTCGTATTGCTCATCACGACGCTTACGAGCCTCTTTGTCTTTTTCAACCAGTTCGCAAAGGTCTGAGCCCATAATCGCAAGTTCGCTTTCAGGCATGTCTTCAGCAAGGTTGGCATAAAACTCTGACTCACCGGGCAATGCAGCATCGCCTATCTTGACCATTGCGCCGCCGTCGTCGGTATCCTTCACATCGTCATCATCATTTTCAATTGGCATCATTTCGCCAAGTTGCTCTTCCATTGTGTCGTCGTTGTCGGCCATGTGTTATCCTTTATGCGGCGTATGGGTTGTAACGTTCAACCACTGGCTTACGAGATCTTGGTTCTTCAGGTTCGCGTGTGACAGAGACTTGGTTGCGGTCTGCAAGGAGTCGCAATGCCTGTGTCGTTGAGTCAACATAATCATCATGCTTAATCGATCGTTCACCATGAAAGCTGCAAACCTGCGCCATTAAGGGCTCAGCCCAAGTGCGAGGCTGCCCCGGTCGTTTTTCGGATTCTACCACCCAAACGTGCCCATGTGCGAATAAATGTGAAACAGCGTGAAGTCGCTGTAGCTTATCTGCATGCCCCGGGTTGTATGGGTATGACAGCAAGTCTTCACGAGCCAGCATTTGGCGCAGGCTGATGCCTGACCCCTTGTCCTCAATGATGAGCAAGTCAGGGCTACGTCCGCCAAACATTGATTGCCTAGGTCCTACCAATGGCGCAATCATTGGCTTGGTGTCATCATCCCCATAGCGTACCTTGTATTCCTTCTTCACACGCTCAATCAAATCGGGCAAACCAAGGTGATCTTCCCAACAATCAAGCAAAAGGAAATTAGGCTTCTTCTCATGCCGGAACATGCCCCACACTGAGCATGCAGTGGGGTCTGGGTCGTGATTCTTTCGATCGACAGACTTTTCGGTGAACGCTGTGTCAAGGCTCATCACGATGTACTCAAACCCAGGCAGCGGCTTGTCTTTGGACCACAACTTCCACCACGCACGCTTAATGATGCCTGACTCTTCTGGATCAAGTATCTCAGCGTGAATCTCTTGGCGACCTAATTGCGTGCCTTCATATTGCAGGATCTGAGCACGGAACGTAGGCGCCAAGTTGGCAAGATTGGAGTATGTGCTTGCAGTAGTACACACAACATCTTTGCCATTGCGCTTAATCAAGTCGTTTATCAACGGCTTTGGCTTTGGCGTAGTGGTGCATAGCAATTGAGGCCTAACGCCTAATCGCAGGCCAAATTGAATCATGTCCCACGCCTCATCAAGGTATTCCCATGCAGCAAGCTCGTCGCACCAGCCGCCATGGAATTGTGGTCCGCGGAATCGTTCAGGTTCTGAAGCCGCAATGCCTTTGAGCACTGACCCATTGATCAACTTAATCTCATGCAAAGAACGTGAGTATGAGCTAATAAGCTCGTTTGGTATCACACTCATAAGACCGGAATCGCCTTCAAAGCACACATCACGTATGTCGCCGGATGTAGGCGCTGACACGAGCCAACGACTGTTAGGCAATGACCATGCATTCCACCACGTCGCCTCAGCTGCTGATCGAGTTTTGCCTGCGCCTCGACCTGCGAGCAATAGCCAAAACGTCCAGTCTGCGCCTGCAGGAGGAAGTTGGTGTGATAGTGCGATGGATAGCCACTTAACTCGAGCTTTCATTGCCGCCTTGTATTCAGGCGGTAGCAGGTTGAGGTCAGGCCCTGACTTCAGTCGCTTGGTGAGAATGTCAAGAACTACTTGGCTTGTCATCCGCTTGCCTTGCAGCCAGAAGGTCATTCATCAGGCTCTGTGAAAAGTCCACAACGTGGTCTACTTGTATGGGCCCATCATTCTTGCCCACAACTTCTACTTTGGCGTTCTCACGATATTGCTCTGGGAATCTTGCAGCCATTGACCGCGACCAAAGTCCGGTGTTCAGTCTCGCTCCGCCAGGGTTTTCAATGATGTGAGTCTCGGCGAGGAGTTCCCAGTGAGCAAGCGCATCTTGTCGTGCGTTTGCCAAGGCGGCCCGAAAATCTTCGTGAACAGCTTCCCAATTCTCGAGATTGCTGGGCGTGATGCCGAGTTCTGATGCGATAGCCCAGCGTGATTTGCCGGCTCTGCCTAAAGGCTCGATCAACGGGACAAGCGCAGGATCGTACTTTGTGGGACGACCGAGAAACTTGCCGTTCTTGGAGGGTGTCTTTGTTGCCATNTCGCGGATTGTAAACACATTTGCAAAAGTCTGTAAACTGCTGCCTTCGATCCCACGGGTAACAGCAACAGGTAACAGTAGGCAGAAACTCTAGTATAGATATATATATATATATTAAAATATCTTTTATATTTATACTGTTACCTACTGTTACCATGTTATTTGTCAATCGAATCAACAACTTATCGGGAAACAGTCAGGTAACAGGTAACAGTTAGAATGTCCCATTGTTCTCAATTTCCCGTGAAAGAGCACCTTCTGTACTCGTGACAATCAGCGGCCAATTGATCGCTTTTGCTGCTGTTACCTGCGGAGCTGTTACCTGCCCTTTACGTGTAATGAACGCCGTATAGCGTGATGCCTTCCCATTGACCTTGATAAGCTTGCTTGGCTCTATGTCCCCATGCGGCTGTAGCGCCTTGCGAATGTATTGCGTTTTGGCGCGGTTATCATGGCCCCAACGTTCGCATAGCACAGATAGTTGCGCCGGAGTGAATGCCGCTATGCCATCCAGATGCTCATCAGTCCACGCGGCGAGGTCGGCTGCAAAGGATTCCAAAGGTGTCTTTGACAACTGGATGGCGACCTGCTTATAGCTGGTCATTGGCGCTGGTGCGTAGTGATCAAATCCACTAAGATCACGACTCATATACCAATTAAGCACAGCCGAAAAGCCTGAGCCATTGTTGGCACGTGCCCACTTCATCATTGCACCAACACGTTCTAGTATGTCCTGTTGACTGAATGTTGGGCACTTGTAGATTGCTTCTCTTCGCGAAGAAGCTCCCATATGAGTAATGTAAGGCTTATTAGATGTGAATACATAATTCACGTAGTTCTTAACAGTGTATTGCGCGCCATATTTGTTGTTGATCGTGATTTCCTTGCCGGTGATTAAGTTCTTTAGCTTTGCTGAGTGGTCGTCACGATCTGATGAAGGCTCATTCACAACAACAAACACTTTGCCTTTCATTGCGCCGTTGAAGTTGCCAAATAAGTCGTCTGGCCCCAACGTAGCAGCAGGTGCATTCTCACCAAGCCCAAGCATCTCAGCTACAAACTCTGGTATGGCCGACTTACCCATACCTTCCATGTCGTGGATAAATTGTGGTGTTGTGTTGTTACGCCGCCAAGGGTATTGCACGACATTGGCTACCCAATCATGCCAGTAGTCTACAAAAGCTGGCTCGGCCTGAAAAAAGTAGTTGCAGAACTCAAGATATAGCGCCGGATCCCCGGGTATAGGCTCATAAGCCCAGTCTTTGAAGAGGTTGTAGCATCTATTAGGCGTGATTTGAAGCCCTTGGTGCTCAGGATACATGCCAACATGATCAAGTTTACAGCACCTAGCCCATTTCTTGTACTCATCTATGAGTTGCACCTCTTTAGATGAGGTGGCGCCGTTTTGCTTTTGTATGATTTGTATGAAGTAATGCTGCGCCGAGTCNATTCTTGCTTTATTCCAGTTNAGGATTAAGCCATCCTTGAGTCTAATCACGTCACCGTTGTATAAAGCGTACTGCGTTTTGAACTCATACAGCTTGGTTTCAAGCGTGTCGATGCCGTTCATCACNGTCGATGTAGTGGTAAGCACCTGCCCAAGGTTACCCCCACCAAGCAAGTGATCATCAATNGCGTATTTATTGCCCTTACCAGGGCCGAATCTACCCACACGGCAAAGGTGGACCTCAGCACCAAGGCCTCGAAGCGTGACTGCAAGCTTGGTTTCAGCCATGCCAACCTGCTCGTTAGGCTCGCCGCTGTCTTCCTTGCCGTCGTAATCAAACACAATGTAGACCTTGCGGTGCTTCTCTTGGAAGCTGGTTTTGCGTTGCCAATAGATCTTCATCAAATCGGCGTGGAGATGTAAGCCTGATCTGTCAGTCCATGATGTAACGCCTGCCAAGCCTAAGGCCGCGTAC